AATTCTCTAAAACCTGCTGTTGAAATTAACCTTACAAGCCACATAATTTTCTTTTCATCCTCTTCACTCCAAGCAGGTTTCTGCTCTGAAAACACAGCAATCTTAGTAGGATATGGAGAGCCATTTTCTTTTATGGCATAACCACTAATTATTTCGCAATTCTCTGCCTTAACATAATCAATGTGATTTGGCTCATCTTCTATCCCGTAGAATATTATACCTGCACTATCTTTAACCTCAAGTACATTGTACTCACTTCCAGCATATTTAACCTTGAACTTTGGTTCAACCCTATCGGTGGGCTTCTGCTTGAATACTGCCTTTGAAGCTACATTGTACCCATCTGGAGTTCTGACTATCCATGCGCCAACAGGTACTTCATAATGACTTCCATCTGCATTAAATAGTTTAAAAATACCATTATGGTCATCGACATATTTCTCATACTCTTCAAAAGATTTGAACCACTTTTCAAAGTTTTTGTCTTTACCTGTGAATTCAATTACTTCTTTTAGATTATTGCCTTGCCATTGAATCATAATAGGCTTCTGCTTACTTTGATGCTCTAATGCACATCTTCCTAATTCTGTAATGTCTTGACAAGAGTGAGAAGGTTGCTCTCTCCTACATTTATCACAAAGTGTTTCTTTCTGCTCACTTTGTTTTTCATCTTTCTTTGCAACCCTATTAAGTTGGGAAAGATTGACAAGTACGCCATCTTCATTGCGTGTCACTTTATCACCTATTTGTATCTTGTTGCGGAAGTTAGCGTGTTCTCCTTGCTTTTCAAGCCAAGCAATCCAAGAAGCCTTTGTTTCTTCTTTAGGAAACCAATTCTTTCTATCTGTGATAAACGAAATGAGTTCTTTCCTTATCCTATCATCCTCGCTCTCTTTGAGTTCAGGCAAGATGTCTTCCAATACGGCTTTTGTACTATCTGTTTGAGCAAAAAGATACGCTTTCTTAATGTCACCCTTTAATTTTTTGTATTCTTTTTCGTAGTCCATAATTTAGATTTTTCTAATTAAAAGTTCAACTTCGATAGGTTCGTCTTCCCATGTGAGAACCCCGTCTTCCCAAACAATGTTGCTGATGGATTGTTGGATTATTGTTTTCGGGAATTGGATAAATTTTAATGCTTTCTTGCTTATCTTTTCGCCTGTCATAATACTATTTCTTTGTCGATTTGACAGAGTTTTAATGCATGCTGGAGTTCGTGGACGTATTCACACGGAAAAGCAACGATACACTCTTCCGTCTGGATTTTAAGGTACGGAAACGGCTTGTATATCATATACATATCGTCGTTTTCGTATTTCCACTCTACAAAAACCTCACTTCTCTCAAAGCCATTCTTCTCCAGAATATCGCTGTTCAGATGTATCGGCAAGACGTAAGGCGTATTGCCACCATTATCTACAATCCGTGCATGGCCTAACACGGTCGCAAAGTTTCCGTGTACACCTTCTACCTTTGCTTTGACAGGCATGGCCTTTTCATAGACAATCACCCAGTCGCCAATCATAAGTTCATTTGCTTTCATTTTATGCCTCCTTTGGCTTGCGGTCATTGCCGTTGGTAAATTCCTCATTCTTCTTGTCGCACTCTTCCCATAGGTCGGCAGGCACGGTAATCACATTGTGCTTATCAACAATCTGATGAATGTGCCCCCATCGCTCGCAGTAGTATTCGACAGCCTTGCGGTTCGTCGGATTATCCTTCAAGCCGTACACGAACAAGCCAGAAGTCACGAGGTCTTTGCAACTGACCTCTTTGTGGATGGGTTCGGGTTTTTCTCCAATGTGCCACGTCCGACTCCACGTACCTTTCGTTAGCAGATACTCGCGGATTATCTCCCGAATATCCATGTCCCGATAGTTCTCAATGGTCGGGTCGCCATAAAACATGTTCTTGTTAATCATATCTTAGCCCCTCTTTGTCTCTACCAGTTCATATTTGTCTTCATCAGAAAAATAAACGGGTTCACCGGAAAATTTTCCTATGTGGTTGCAATAATAGTAGTCCTTACCAATATTCGCAACTATCATATCTCTGTCAAACTGTCCGCCATTTATCTTCCTGATCTTGTCGCCCACCTTGAATTTGGTTTCCTTGTTCAAGTCGCCAACACTCAAGGCAAAGTCGATACACATAGACATTCCTATATGATTGATGAATGCAACGAGCACACCATCAATCTGTGCAGCCGTCGGCATATCAATCTCACTTATACCGGTAAGATGCTTGTTAATACTGATGAAGTTTTGGTTCTTTCTTAGTTTCTTCGCCTCTTTGGTGAGGTACTCCAATAATTCAACTTTAGTCATTGTTAATACTCCTTGTTGTAAATATCTTTGATATAATCAGCTGCCAATAATATGGTTATTATGCTTATATGACCATCTATCATCAATGTTTGACCTTCAATTCCATAAACATCATCCGGGAAAAATTCGTTTGCCAGCCCCTGCATCTGCTCTTCGGTAAGCTTTATGTTTGCGTATTTGTCTCCGTCCATCATTCTGTTTCTCCTTTCATCAGTTCTGGATTGTCATGGATGTTGCCGATGACAACTTTATGAAATTCGTCTATCCACTTTTTGTCATGGGCGCACATGGTGTCTTTCGTTAGTTGTATATAATGTGTTTGTGGCATTATTCACCTCTTTTCTCTTCATTTAGTAATCGGTCAATTTCTGCAGCAATCAAAGCTCCTGCCTTAACAAGGTCTTTTATCCTGCCTTTTGGCCATTGTTCTTTAGAAGGCTTGAAACTTTTCTCTCCGAACGGCCACATTAAACCTGGCATTCCATCTATTCCTACTATCATTGGATCGATTCTTTTTCGCCAGTACCCTCGCATGGCATACATTACAGCTGCATCGGTCAGCTCGCTGCATACATGCATGGCATCGTGTTCGGCTGTAAAGCCTTCTTTTTCAATTTGCCGTTTTCTTTCATCGGCAATTAAGTCAACACCTGCTCCCAAAGAATTGTGGCGGCAGAAAGTTCTTATGCATTGCCAATAGGCATCCGTTTCCCTTTTGGTTGCCGGGCGACATTTTCCGTCTGACCGACGCACAGGAACTCCTGTTTTTATGTCAAAACCATTGAAAGAATCAACTTGATGTGTTTTAGGTATAAGCCCCAATGACATGAACACATGAGTGGTTCCTTTCACAGTAATCAATGCTCCGGGGCGGCACATTTTCTTTGCTTTTCTATTATTCATTTCTTACCTCCTTTTTGGCAAGATTCCATCGTCTTGCAATTTCTTTTGCCATAGCATTTTCATATTCAACACTACTGAAATCCAAAGTGCCAATTTGAAAATTCATACAATTTGCACCTTCGGTTATGCAGAGAATAGGATGCCGTTCTCCTTTGATTGGATTTGCAACAACCGCAACAAGTTCTATTGTGTCGGTCTCAAATTCACCATTTGCGTATGGTTTGTTGTAGTTTAAATTCATTTTACTCCTCCTTTAATAATTCTGGGTTGTCGTGGATATTTCCGAGTTTCTTTGTTATGGTGAATACTATTAAGTCCTCGATATAATTGTCAGTTGTTAGAAGACTAAATCTGTCATCATTGTACCAAATAATTTGCCCTTTGTGTGGGCTGTCCTCATTATATGGTTGGTATCCTTCAACAATATCTCCCTCATATAAATCAATTGGTGTCGGATTTCCGCAATATGTGGTCTTGTAAAATTGCCCCACAGTTTCGGGGTCAACTTCATAATCTTCCCAAGTCTTGTCGTTCGCAAACTCGTCAGGACATACAAAATGAGCTCCTCTGTTCTGCAGATAGAATCCGTATATCCACCGTTTGTTCTTGGCGTTCCAACCTCTGAATTTGATTTCTCTTTTCATAATCACTCCTTTCGTTCTTTACTTCTTCCAACCATCTTCCGGAGTCTTTGCCTTGAAGTTATATAATGGCTTTAAGACAGCCACTATCTCAACGGTTGGCTCAATACACTTCACTATCTCGTCCATCGGCTTATAAACCATCGGAGCCTCGTCAATGGTCTCTTCACAAACCGATGTGGTGAATACGCCCTCCATTGAAGCCTCAAAGTCTTTCATGTCGATGTTTTCTTTGGCTTGCTTGCGCGACATCAGACGGCCTGCCCCATGGGGAGCCGAATAGAGCCATTCGAGATTGCCTTTTCCGATGCAAAGCAGCGAACCGTCACGCATATTCATAGGAATAAGCAGCTCCTCGCCAGCCAATGCGCTCACGGCACCCTTGCGGAGAATGTTGTGCTGGATGTCGATGTAGTTGTGCAGGGTGGTGAACTGCCCCTTGGGGTGCAAGTCCATCTTGTCAAGGATAATGTCAGCCATCTTGCCACGATTGTATGAGGCATAGAGTTGGCACATCTGCATATCGAATATGTAGTGGTTGGCATCCTCGCCCTCGATATAGGCAAGCTCTTTGTTTATCTTCGGGGCATTTGCTTTGGCCTTCTTGATAGCGGCCTGTATCTCCTTTTGTCTGCCTTCAGCTTTAAGTCGCTCGATTATTTCCTTCTCATCGCAGGCTTCGCGCTGGCAATACTCCACGGCCTTCTTCTGCCAATATTCACACACTCGCTTTCCAAGGTTACGTGAGCCGGAATGGATGACGAGGTATTTATTGCCCTGCTCATCAATATCAAGTTCGATAAAGTGGTTGCCACTACCGAGCGACCCGATAGAACGCATGGCCATATCCAAGTCGATAACATCGCGACAGAAAAGGTTGTCGAGAATATGAGTGTGCATCTTGGGCTCGTCGTGGATGTTGAAACCCGACGGGATGAATTTATTGATTACTTCGTCCAGCTGTGCAAGATCAACGTCTTGCTTTTCCAATTTGGTAACGAGCATCCCACAGCCAATGTCAACACCCACGGTGTTCGGCACAATGCGCCCTCTAATGTTGATGACCGTGCCGATGGTGCATCCTGCCCCAGCGTGGCAGTCGGGCATTATGCGAATAGTGCAGCCATTATAGGCTTCGCTTTTTCCGAGATCTTCCACTTGCTTCTTTGTGACATCATCCACAATAGAAGCGAAAATCTTTGTGTTGTGATTCATAGTTGATTCCTCCTAATAGTAATATTCATCATCTTCCATGACCAACTGAAAGGCCACCATTCCCATGCCGTCACAGCTAATGCTAACAAAGTCTTTAAGCAATTCCATGTCTTTGAAACCTGTTTCATCACAATCTGTGACTCTTCCAATTCTCTCACAATTTGCCCAAGAGGGATTCTCTTTAATGATGTTGTCTATTTTATCTCTTAATTCAATTAGTTTCATGATCAATAATCTTTATTACTTGATTTTAATAATGACTTGTTGTGTGGTAGTTCTTTCCAACTATACTGTTGAATAATTGGCTGACAAATTTTCAGCACTTTAATCACTTTATCAATATCGAACCAATCATTGGTTCTGACGCCGCTCTCCATATCAATCCAAAACGGTCCTGAAGTGTGCTCGCGCATTAAGAAGTCCAACTTGTCGCCAACATTCTCGGGATTGATACCACCAGCATAGCCTACCTTACAAGTCAATGGTAGTACTTTCAATGGAGTGTTAATGCCACGACCGCCACTTGCATCAAGCAGTATTGAGCATTTGCCGAGATAATCCTTCCATGTCTCGAGCGTTGCTGCAAATAGGTCAAGGTTATCTGGGTCGCGTTGTTGCACAATAACCTCATGCCCCCAATCCGTTGCGCTCGCCACGTGTGGGTTATCCTTTCGCCCGGCAACATTCAGCTGTATGCGTGGAATTCTGCAATAGCATCCATACGTCAGATGAAAGATGTCGGCGTAACGGCCACGGACGGCATCGCTTGCAGCAGAACCGCAGATGTGAAGTGAAAGGTGCAGGCCATTACCCATTACCTCATGGCGTAGAATACGTGGGTCGAGATAGCGGTTGCCGTTCTCGTACCAATGATAACTTGTCAACACTCCAAACTCCGCAATCGGGAATTCGCGTTGAATCTCTTTGAGGGCCTGAATGTCAGTCTTGGCATCAATACCAGTAAATGTGATGTGTTGTAATCTCATGTTTGTTCATTTTATATTATCTATCTTCTTCTATATTCGCAATGCAGTTCCGGAATCTCTCCGAGATGGCTTCCAAAACCTCTTGCTCAGTAAGGTCGATGTGTATCATCCAGTAGTTGTCAAGGTTTATTTCCTCATCGTTGCAGTGCCCTACAAATTCGTCTAAATTCATAAAGAAACCAGAGTAGGAGGTAGTGGAAATATTATAAAAAACCGCGTCCTCACACTCGTTGAGCTTCTTGACAGCTTCGACGGCATCTTCTTTTGATGAAATGTTATCAAACGAATGCCTTTCCAACTTCATTCCGTTGGTAACAGGATATAATATCAGAAACATAGCTACCTCCTTACAACCACGTCGTGTGTCTGATCGCCCAATCGCCCTTGACGTCGGATCTGTCCTTTGCCACTTGGTAGAAACGCACATCGTTGTCGTAGTACGGGTGATAACCCTTCTCCTTGAAAATCGCAAGCGCTTTCTTGATTACTTCCGTTGATGGATAAAACAGGAAATGTTCCTTGTTCTCCTTCTGCTCTCCCCAATAGTATTTCCCGTCTTTGCAGCAAACACCAACCTTAGGGGCATATCTGTTGCTTCCGTCGTAGATGCTGCTTCGCATGTCATCAACAATGGTCCTGCAGACCAGTTCGATTTCATTTTGCTCCTCATTTCTGGCCTTGTTGTTGTTTTTGATAAAATCAAAGTTTTCCATAATTGTTATTTTTGATGAGTTCTTTTATTCTTAATTGTCCAATCCGACTATTTCCCTGCCTTTCATGTTCCGATTCCTTATTCTTGTTTACTGAACAGTCGGATTGCCTCGATAATGTAAGACAAGTCAAGGAGAGGGAGTTTGCTGACATAACCATGATCTGGCTCGGCCTGGTCTTCGTCGAAAACTACGCCGCCATTGTAAAATCTATAGTATTTCAGATGTTCAACACCGTCTTTGTCAACGACGATGTAAAGACATTGATAGGCAGTGTGTGTTACACCCTCATAGAGCTTGTCGTACCAGTTTTTATCGTTAATGCTTTCAAGTTTTTCACTGTTGATTCCGTCGTCCTCATTGAACCAGCAACCGCCATTATCGAAGAAATTCCATACCTTAGTGATAGCACCCTCTCCTTCGCGTCCTTCATCAAGCCCAAATTCGTTGATTTCGTAATCAGTAACATCGTCGCCATGCTCATTGACAAATTGGAGCATGGTTTTTACGAGCGCGAGGCGACAATTGGTTTCTGTTTGCAGAAGTTCCTGCAGATTTATATTAAACTCTCTTTCTTTAAGGACTTTGTTCTCAAACTTTTCAAGTTCAAGAATGTAGTCTCGGGTATCGTCTTCACCTTGCCAGTCCAGTTCTTTCTCAAACCTCTCGGCGAGGCTGATGATTTCGGCGGCGGTCTCACAATAGCCCATACCATTGTCCGGTGAATAAATGCCGTTGAACAGGTCCGCTGACAACAAGACTATTGTCTCTTGGATAAGTTTATCGCGTTCCAGCGTTTTCTTCTTCTCTTCGGCTTTTATCTCCTGGGTTCTTACATTTGCCCATGCGTCGTTGATGCACTCGTCAAGCTCGTACTCAAAGAGGTTTTCGGCGAATGGGAACTGATGCCCATTTGATGGCGTGATTATGGCGATAGAGAAATAGCCCTCATTATCTTCATGAATATCAATTCTCTTGTCATGTTTGATGACATCCTTGTTAGCCATTTCAAGCAACTCTTGCCAGTTGTTTCTTTTGTTTGCCATAGCTTTTATAATTATAATGTAAAGTAAACTTCGTCATTCTTATGGCATGTGCCATGCTGATTGTTGTATTCCTCAATAATTGGTTCGGGGATATACGCCTCGCCGTCAATCTTGAACTGATTATTGTTGATGAGCGACAAGAGCGTGTCTTTGTCGCCATTTACGATTCTTTCGATTTCCTCCGCCGTCCCGGATATCTCCACCCCGAGCCGCATCCAAATTGTTCTTGTGTCCGCCATTTCGTTTGTTTTATTTGTTGAGTATTTCTTTTGCCTTAATGATATCGGGTCTCATGCTTTCACAAAACCGTTGGTAGTCCTTGCATTTTCCGCAAGGTCGGTACCCTACCATGCTATTCCAAATAGTGTTAAATGGCTGGTCGGAAACGTTTCCGCATGACTGGCAGAGCCACGATTCAGACAAATGCACATCGCCATTGAAATCAACCATCGGGTGGCAGAATTGATGTGCTGTCATTTCAAGGATTGTCCCATACTGTATCGGTCTTTGCACCTGCTTTACAACCAACGAGGCATTAAGACACGACTGGAAATAACCGCTTTCGGCGCTCATTTTCTGGGCTACATCATAATTCTTCGCCCTGCCAAGATCCTTCATACCTCTGATTTGGGAATAATCGACCAAAATCTTTGTGCTTATTGAGCGGAAATTATTCTCATTTGCCTTGATCTTCTCGTAATCTTTGTAGAACAGCTTGTTGGTGTAAACCTGCATCCCAGTAAAATTCTCAAATCTGCATATTCTGCGCACCTGTTCTACAATCTCCGCATTGTCAATCCATGTTCCATTAGATACGATGGTGAAAGTCTTCTTATAGACAAAGTTGAGCATTTTGCAGAACTCATAGAACTGTGGGTGAAGTGTCGGCTCGCCACCTGACACTGTTATGACCCTACATCCGATGAAATCAGAGAATTTTACCGCTTTGACAAAAGTCCTTGCATCCATCATCGCACCATTGGGATTTGAGCATTCCATGCAATGAGGGCAACCCTCAAGGCATTTGTTCGTAATCATTATAAGCATTGTGTTTTGTCTGTTTTTGTATCTAACCTAATGATATCTCTTCCAACTCGTAATCGTAAGAGAGCAGCGATATTCCGCGCGAGCTTATTTTCCATCCGCACTGGCCATAACTACAATGTACCGGTTCAACAAGTAGCGGATGCCAATACCACAACCCGCATTCAAGATAGCGTTCAAATGCAAACTTTTTCTTTTTAATCAATTTGATAAGTCTATTTATCAATTCTTCGTCTAATGTGCGAGCATGGAGGGCTTCATACAATTCTTTGAGCTTGTTTTGTTTCCATTGTTGGTCTTGGACAATTGCCATGATTGAGGACGGTACACCATTCTGCCCTCGGCTGTCAATCCACAATTCCGCTTCTTCGTCAACATCAAAGTTGGAATACAGTCTTTCAACTTCACTTTCTATGTCATTGGGAGCGCTGAACCAGACTGTTTCATACCAATCCTCACCCTCTGGTGTATATTGTTGGATTTCGACATACCACTGCTTATCCTGCTTTGTGGGTGAATCGACGCTGAATCCCAGATTTTCAGCAACCATAGTAAAGTGCATGATGTCGTCTGGGGATATTTTCCTTATCGCCATTGTACCATAATTTTTAATCATACAAATCGCGCAGGAAGTCGTCAATCTCATTTAACAAGGACATCAGATCCTCCATTCTAAAGAACTCGTCCCTGCCTTCATTGTAGTCCTCTATAAATTGGTCCGTCCTGACAAATAAATTCCCTGCTGTAAGTCGTACTTCCATTGGTATCATAACCTACTCCTTTCTGTTTTGATTATTTGGGAAAATGTAATCTTTCTCAGTATCGTCATCATCTGACGGCATCCAAGGCATAATAAGCATCGTGTTGCCGTCCCATTCTTTGATCAGTGCTTTCTCGTGTTCATTTTTAGATATTACCCATCCATCTAATCCAGCTCTCAACATGAGCTTTGCATATCCAAGACGCACCCAACGGTCCTCCGACACCCGAATGTTTACTTTTTCATTAACCTTTTTGACCCCGTTTGTTTTTGCATCCGCTTCAGCAACCTTGATAAGTTCTTCAAGTCCGTCTTTAATCCTCAACGGGATGGTGTTTTTGGGCAATACACCGCTCCAAACCGGATAGCGCAGTTGCTCCTCTATAACCTCGCCGTATTCGTCACACAATGTCTTTGCCTCATGGCGTCCCTTGTCAACGTACAATTCTTTGCTAACAAACATGATATGTCCGTTTGTGGCGACGGCCACTTTCGCCTCATTGTCCATACAAATGCAACATAATGCAGGGCGGAGCTCCTTGTCTTTTGACAAAAACTCTTTCAGCTGGATTTTGCTTTTTGATGGATTCGGCATATTGTCAAGTATAAACTCTTTAAGAAGCTTCTTAACTTCAGGGTTGGTTTCAAGTTCAATTGCCTTGTAAATTTTGTCTATGTTTTTCATAATACAATTATTTGATTTGTTATCTGAGTTTCTTTCTTATTTCCAAATTGTACCCCAAACTGGTTAGTTCGTTGTATAATCCTTGGTAATCTTGCGGCGTTGCTAATTTCGTTTCATTCACGATGGGCGGACTGCAGGCAGAGTGTTGTCCGATGTGCATGTAACTGGTAATGTTGCCACGGGCGTCGCATGGCAGTTCAGGGAACAATGCGATGATTTGTCCGTCTTTGAACTTGCGAAACACTACGATGTCTTTCATGATTTATTCCGGTTTAATGTATTTGGCTTCGGCCACAAGTGTGTCGCTCAAAATTGATTTGTCTTTTGTCAACGGCATCATTGTCGCCTTGTCAAGCCCGACAATATATCTATCGCTTTCATTGTTGTAGGGAAGAGCAGCTATATATCCAGCCCCAAAGGGCGTCGCCACCCTCTGTCCGAGTTCAAATTGTGCCATAATTGTTAATCTTCTTTCTCATTGTTTGTTTCATAGTAACTGCCACGATAGCATCTATCGCAACAACCCTTGTTTGTGCAATCAGCACAATATCCAAATCTTTCGTTCATGGTGTTGTTATTTTAATTGTCGAATCATTTTTAATCAACGATTGAGTTGTGATAATACTCTTCAAAAGAATCGTATGCCTCATATAATCCGAATGTTCGGAATATATCCATCCATTCTTTAACCTCTTCATTTTCATACCTGTAATAGCATCCGTTGCAATATCTCATGTGATTGTTCGCATACGAGTAAAACTTGCGAAGCTGATTGATGTTGCCCTCAATGAGGAAATCTTCTTTTACGGAAATGCCACTATCGGTTATGTCCGACTTCCAACACCATTTCTGCAAAGACTCTTTTCTTTCGTTATTGTCGTCATTGTGATAAATCAGACTTGTTGAAAATTTTATTGGGACAATCTTTTTCCAATTCAGCAACTTGTTTTCATATATGTCCAATTTTTTGAGCGCATCTTCAAATGCGTATCTCGGATGAACATAATAATGTAATCCGCTTTCGTAAGAGAGATTACCGTTTTTATCAATAAATACGGTGCCGAGCCCCCGGTCAAGTGCAATACTTTTTATATCTAAGTTTTGCATTTTTTCAATTAGTTCTTTCATAGGGAATTGTTTATTTTATTGTAGCGTTTGATTGATTGGTCGCATACTTCGTAAAAGTATTTGCAATCGTGGAAGCTGTTAATAAGGTTTGTCATGCCTTCGATACAGGTGTCAAGATAATCGTTTAAATCTTGTTTCGTGTAGGAATCTTTGTCAAAATATTCCTCAACCTCTTCTGCATCAAAAAACACTACGAAATGGAATGTCTTGTACTTTTTAATAGCTTCGTTTATGATTTTACCATAGACGAGGTAGTAAAAGTTATGGCACTTATCATTACGAACTTCCAATAATTTCTGCCGTTTTGTGATTTTGATTTTCATGGCTTCATGGTTTAAAGTGTTATCCGAATATTTCCTCAATGTCGTAGTTGTCGGGGTCTTTGTTATTGTCGTAACACCACTCTTCCATTGCATCTACAATGTCATTGTTCAATGTGTAGTCTGCCATATACAAAGGGCATCTGTCTATTCCGACGACATCCAATGCGAGCGCATAGCGAAACTCAAAGTCGTCAACATGGTCTATTATAAACTGCACCATTTCTTTCGGTGCGTTGTCCAAATTAAAGTCGTCGGGTGTGTACATGGTATAATTATTAAATGTCGTAGCTCAATTCATTAACTTGTTTAACAATAAAGTCTTCGATACCTGGTTCAGTTAATGATATGATGTCGTTGCAGCCCCTACAATAGAAAAAGACGAGATCATCGTCCTTCTCATCAACAGTTTGACTGAGTCTGATGATTACATCCGTGCTACTGTGATCGTCGAGAAACTCAATTGTGCAATGGGCATATTCGGGTAAAAGACCGTTGTTTTTCTCACTGAACTCGGTGAACATTTCTCTAATTGATTCTTCAGATTGTGTCTCTATCATGTCTCAATAGCTTAGCTTCTTTGTTTGTAATAATTTCAAATTCAAAATTTCTATCGCCATCTGGTTCCGCATCAAACGTCCGGCCTTTGTAGCAGATGGTTGATGTACCAATCTTCTTGTAAATCTCAATGATGTCCTGTTCTGTTGTACCACTGTTGAACATGGACAGATGTTCTGTGTCGCAGAAGTAGCGGTTATTCTCCACGCACCTGAATACTGGTCTGTCCCATTCGTCAAAACCGCAGAAATATAAGGTCGCTTTCATGTTATTCTATCTCTATGGTTTTTATAAAAATGTCATGGTGATTTCGAGTATAGTCACCTCTTTCCTGCATCGCAAAACTTGTCTCGTCGATATCCTTCGCGGTGTTTTCTTCGTCAATACTCCATTCGGATTCAGCCAACTCAATGGCGGCATAAAAAGCTTTACGCGCTTTATCCATGCTTTTGAATGCTCTGTGACTTGCGCTTTTTTCGTAGTCAAAAGCGCACTCCTCAACGAGGAGGACAATAGTTTCTTTCATAGTTAAATAATTTTAGTTGATAGATTTGTTTAATAACATACCCCATTGCTCGTATGTGTACAGACCATAGAGACTTCGTGCCCTGTTTCTGTCTATGGTTTTTGGAACTAAATCTAATAGCATGGAGTAATCTTTACAAGTGGGCAACTTGCGAGATTTCTCTTGCAAGCGTTGCTTAAGTGCTGCATCCATAATTTGCTTTTAAAAATCAACATACCAGCCGCATGGTGTGTCCTGTGTTACTTTTTCGTATGGAAGCTCCTTGGCATTTTTGTAGTATTCACGGATTTTATCTTCAGTGATTTCGCCCTGGTATTGTTTGGTTTCAGCCCATGCTTTTGCGATAGTTTCCGCGTTTCCGGCATCATTGATATCTATATATAGCCACGTTCCTTGAACAAGTTGAGGCTCATCGCCATCCCAATAACAGTATCCGTCAATATGTATGACCTTTCCCCCTGAATTATTCTCTTCAACCTGATAAAGATCATGGTCAAGATATTTTAAGTTGTCAATATAAGACATTGTTAAAGATTTGAGTGTTTATTTCCCCACCATGAAGCCAATCGTTGAATGCATCGGCAATTGGAACGGTTAGTCGTAGTTCATCTGTTGTTCCGCCATATTGTTGCCATGATTCATAGCACTTTTCTATGTAGATAATTGTGCCATTTGTCAGTGTTACTTTGATTTTTCTTCTTGAAACTTGGTTTTGGTAAAGAAGCTCGATTTTTTTGATTTTAATATTATTCATAACACATTTGTTTTATTCGTCCTGCCAGTAAGTCCATATATGGAGCTTTTCAACCCCGTATCGTTTCCACCATGTTTTTAGGCGTTTCTCAAAGACAGCTCTTTCCGCTTTAAGAGCTTTCAGGATTAGTTCGCGATTGGCATCGTCGAGCTGTGTGAGTTCAACATAATTTCGGACAGAACAATCATTGGTCTCAACGTCATAAGGTCTCAGCCATGCAAAATCCCACACGTTGATGGTTTCTTTTTGACCGCAGTATGATTTTCTGTACAGGTATGGTTTGAGATTATTATAATGATAATCATCCTTCAACTCACCAGCCATTGCGGATATGCCCCTGTCAAGTTCCCCGAGATTGGCACTCATGAAATATTCCTCTGTCGCTGCATTATGGGCAGATTCCTGCGCCTCTTTGTAACTGCAACCCTGTCCGATATCCGAATAGCCAAAACAGAAGCTTGTCTCAATCTTTGGCTTATCAAACGGCATAAGTCCGCCGTTTGCGAGTCGAATGACACGACTGGTGTCTTTGCGATAGTATTCAATCATGCTATCGTCATTTGGCCACACCTTTCGCATTTCCTTGAGATACTCCTCCAATAAGGCTTTGTCTGGCTTGTCCATAGACTCCATCTTTACTGCATCCGAATCTTTTGACACTTCGGATTGATTGATGAACTTCTCAATATCTCCACGGCGTTTTGCGCTGAATACCCAGCAAGGACCAAGCTCCTTGTTATTTCGGTAGATGCCACCCATATCCTTTAATTGCTTGCGCACTGGGTAGGTGTCGCCGACAACAGCTATTGAGACACCGGCGTTATAATCTATTATTGAAAGGTTTTGTTTGGATTCGGCCTCTCTGGTGCTGTTTTCCTCCTTCCACCAGTTGAGGATTTCGTCGATGCTATTGACGGACATTGATTCGCTGTAGAACCACTCGGGGAAGTTCTGGAAGTCCTGGAACATGAGTTCGGGGTCGGCTTCGTCCTTGTGGAGTTCCGTAGCGCACCAATTCATGAAATCCTTTCCGTTTTGGAAGGATGCGATATCAACCCATGCTCCGTCAATGCTTCCGCTGTTGTACTTGTGATAGGTCCCGCAATAGACCATGGGGTTCTGGCAATCTGAGCCAGCGATGTGTGTTTGTTCCTGTTTGTTCATTTTGTGTTGTATTTATTGGTTTGACATTTTTCTTTCGTATTCAAGGATCTGCTCCCAAGAGCACCATTCGGGCTTCAGGTCATCATCGAATTTCATCCAAATCTCCTTCATGTGCTTGATGTGGCTTTCGACGGTGTTTCCCCATATTTTTTCGGGATTGCGGTATCTACAGTCGCCCTCAGAAAGGAATCCATCGCAGTCGCTTTTCAACCGACCGAGCATCATGTAATCCGAGCGGAAGTTCGCCTCCCGGATTTCCTTGTCGGTCTCAGGGTTCTCGACGGTGAAGTTTTTGACCATCGAGCATGGTTCCCCGTCGATGTCATCGGGCGGTGCCATTAGCCATAGTTCGGTTGGCTTGACTCCTGGTTTGTAATTGATGTCGGCGTAATAGTTTCCATCTTTATCCCGATACATCATGTAACCTTCCCAGTTCAGGTTTACTCTTGTCAGTGTTTTCATGGGTTTCTGCTTTTATTCCTCGGTTTCTTCTTTGTTCAGTCTTGGTACTTCATAGTAATTGCAGGCTTCCTCCATGTCGTCCCAAAAGCCGTAATCGAGGTAGTAGTTGCCCATCTTTGCGGCGATTTGAGCCAGCTCCTCGTTGGTGAGTTTGCTCCCGTCGAATCCGCGTTGTTTCAGGTCGTCTTGGTCAAGTAATGACACTACCTGCGATTGTGGAACCGTGGCATCCTTCACCTCGTCGGTTTCGGGTACTTTCTGTGTGATGGTCTGGATGGCGTAGGCATCTGCGATGTCGTAAGGCTCGTCGAAAGTGATTTCGCTCGAATACTCGTCGGTGGTCTCGCCGCTGAACCACCAGCCTTTTTCGTCGTGAACAATTTCCTTTATGATGACATCGGTTGGGCCGTAGTCCATGAAGACGCATACACAAGGTGCTTCGATGCCTTCAGGGATATCGCCATCCTCGTCGCACCAGGTGTATCTGCCACCGTGGGCTTTGATGGCTTCGGCCAGTTCGCAGAGCGCCGTGCGCTTCAGTTCTTTTTCTTTTTCCCAAAAATCAGTGCATTTCATAATAATATCCTTTTGTTAATTATAAATCCGCTAATGGCGCATGACATCAAAGTCAAGCGCCTAATTGATTAGATGCCGCCACCGCCCGAACGTAGCTGCCGAAGTACTTGTTGCCGCGGTCAACGTAGCCATGGAGGAAATTGACGCGCCAAGCGTTGCTGCTGGAGTACTCAGTGGACGTTAAATACCAGCCATCCCTCAACGGCTCACCGCCCAATTCCACGAGTTTTGCGTTGATTTCGTCTTTATAAATGTACATCGCCATTCCCTCTTCCTGAGAAAAGAGCCGCATACCCTTACCCTTGACATACCTGTTACCCTCATACCAATCCAATCGACGCGGGGCGTCATGTAAGTCAATGGCAATGTCGATTTTTCCAAGACAGAACCGCACAAACTTTTTGTCGGCACGTCTTAGCTCTGTAACCACGTTGTTTTTGTTGATGCTGCGCATCAATCCGTAGGATGGCATTATCAGATCTGTTCTGACAATCTGAATTTCCTTAAGCTTCGGCAAAACGCCGTCTTCGTCCATCAATATCTGGGCTATTCCGTCAAATCCTGCCGCCACCACTGGTATGGGAGTCGGACTATCGTTTAGGTACACATTGTACAGGTTGGCTTTTATGTTGCTCATGGTTGTTTTATTATGTGTTCGTGATTATAATCAATTTATCCCAAGACAATTATGTCGTCGTTTTCGTTGTTGTCGTGGGCAATGGGAGGGTATTCCCCTCCAAATATCTTTTCCTTTGGAGAGAATCCGTAGTATAGCGTATGGAAGCCGTTGCCTTCGTCGTCGTCACTGATGAGTATTTGTTTGTTGCCGTTGCCGAGTTTTTTCTGCTCCCGGCATAGCTCCGCCAGCTTGTTTACTGTAATTCCTTTCTTTCTCATGTTGTTGGGTGTTTATTGGTTTTTGTCGGTTTTTGCAGGTAATAAAAAGCCCCGCCTGCTCGAGACGGGGCTACCCAAAAGTTATGATTACATGTGTAATGAAATACACAAAGCAATGAATTATTGCGTCGCAAAAATACGAAATTATTCTTCAATCATAGATTTTAGCCTTAAAAATTTTTCTTGTAGGGCTGACATGTCGTTCTGGATTTCAGTTGCAAGATGCGTCATTATGGCTGTGTCCTTTCTTGGAGCACCTCCCATATATTTGGGGCCATTTCCGTCAATGAGCCAATCATAGGAAACGCCGTGATTAAGACAGATGCGCAATGCCATTTTTTCCGGCAATGTGTTTTTACCTTTTATGATGCCATTCAACATTTGTCTTGTTACCCCATACATTGTGGCAAACTGAGATTGATTGATGTTAAGATCTTCAAGCAATTCTATAATACGCAATCCTATTGAATTGTTTTCACCTGCCTTGTCAACAGTAACGTCTGTATGGATGAATTTTGGACCTTTACCAGTCATAAGCCATTCGTATGATACGTCATGTGTCTGGCATATTTTATCGGCCAATTTCTTTGATAAGTTGTTGCGCCCCGTCAGAACAGCACCAATTGTTGGCTGGGTAACTCCGATAGAATCAGCAAATTGTTTCTGATTCATATCAAATTTATTCAGCAACCATGATACACGTTTTCTCTGCTTATCCTCTTCCTTCATGTGAAAAATTTTTGCAAAAATAATAAAAATTAGCCTTGCAAGTATTAAATAATTATAAACTTTGATGCTCTAATTTTTGTAACTTATTGTGTTATAGTGAATTATAGTTATTTATCAACGATGTAAACTGATTTTATTCTCGCTCTTTTATAAACTTGCAGACGCTGGAAACCTGCGTATTTGAGTTCTTTGAAAAGAGCTATGTATTCTTTCCTGATAGCCGGTCGAGTTAATCTCATAATCCTGCGGTATTCAACAAAGAACCGACGTGAGTTGTGGGAATACCCCATAGTTCTCCCGTCATTGTCCTTTATCTCCGGAAATATGGCTATTGTTTCCCCGTCGTCATACGTTCTGAATACGACTCGTGTTTCTTTTCCGTCCATTGTAATCTCCTTTCATTATGCGCCTGTTGTTTAATCTATCCATTCCTGCCCACAGTGTGGACACAAATTACGGCATGGAAACTCATTGATGTAAATCACACCTCTGTGCCGCCTAATATCGGTATCGCCACAAGAGCACCCTCCTGCCTTGAATACTCTCTCATATTCCGCTTCCTGAGCTGCGAGTTTTGAGGTGCTTGATGTTCTGCAAACACCACTTTTCGTTACATCCTTGCTTAATATCGGGGCATCATATCGGCTGCACCAATCGCGAAATATCCCGAAACAGTCTTCGAGAGTATATCGGTCGGCATCCTTGCAACTCAAAAACAAGTTCTTTCGGTTAAATCTGAATGTGCAATCCAAATCCATATCTTCAAACCACCCGCTGCCAGATGTCGGATTGTATATCGCCACATTAAAATGCCCCTTAAATTTGATTGACTTGAAATCCGAACGCTCGTCCGAAGTCAGCAAATCCATTAGTTGACTCTCAAAATATATCCTCAGATGCCCGCCGTATGAGGCTTCGGCGACGAGTTTATTTTTATACTTCGCTTCATCTGTATCTTTCTTTATCCCAAGTTTTCTGCGGATTTTGGCAGCCGCCTGCGCCTCGCTTTCACCTCGCCAGGGATCGCACAAAAAAGCTTCATGCCAGCCGTCAACTTCAATGCCAAGGTCATAGAAATAAACTTGATTTCTGGTGTTTGCCAGCAAACCCTCAATAGGATTGCTCTCATCGTGGTCCCAAATATACTCACAAATCTCGTCGTAGCAGTCATCAAACAAATAGCCCAATCCTGCGTTTTCCAAATTTGTTCTGGTCTGTTCTATGTAGTATTGTTCCGGACTGTCCCACCAATCAAATACGTTCTCTGAAAGAGGGTAAATGTTATTCCCTTGTACGCATTTGTTTATCAAATCTGAATGGTCATCCAAATTGTCACGGTAATCCACAAAGTACAGCGATATATGTTCTGGCACGTAGTACTCCCATATTGGCATAGATGTTCTTGATTGTGTTTCCATAGCGATTATATTTAGTCGTCATAATCATAATCATAATCCATGTAATTCAAAGCCCTTGACTCGCTGATCATTTTGTACACGTCGCCAGATGTCAATCCATCCAACGCCGAATATGCAGCAAGAATCTCATAGCAGATGTCGTCGTCTGACATGGATGGGCATGTGCATACCAAATTGTCGATGTCAGCGCGTATAGTGCGCATTGTATCTTCCCGCTCTTTCTGATTTTGCGCAGATTGTTCATTTTTGCGCTGCCCTTTTTGCGTTTTAGACTGTTTGTGTTTGCTAAATCCTCCATAATATCCGCGTCCATAACGTCCATAGGTCCAACTTCTGCCATATCCGGCATAACCATAAGACTGGCTTTCGTGCGGATAGGTTCTGGTGCAACGCTTAAGTATATTTCGGACAAACGCCAGGCAACATGTCACATCTTTGATGACTATAAATTCATGACTGGTGTGCGGATCATAATAACCGCAGCTAATATTACAGGCCGACACTTTAAGACCTCTGTCTTTCAGTGTCATCACATCTGTCATCAAACCGTGTTCCTCTCTGTACCCAAACAATTCAAGCCCGATATCCTGAATGAATTCCTTTGAACACAACTCCGTGCAGCCCGCATCTGAGATAAAATCATTTCTGCCCTTTCTGTCGCATTGTATCACATACATGCAGTCGCTGAAGAAGTCCATGTCGCAGTCGTTGCTTCCGACACATCCCACTTCTTCACCGACAAAGAATGCGCATTTTAAATTAGGTTCCGTTTTCAAACAGCATAAGGCTACCCATATCCCGACTTTGTCGTCTGCTCCGAGTCCCTCCATTTGCTTGTTCGACGGACTATATCCAAACATTATTTCATTATTGTCAATGACCATGAAATCTTCCGAATGAATGTCTTGGACTTGGTCCATGTGCGCCACTATGCAAGGATAAGCATCCGCCGTGCCTTTGGTAACATACACATTCCCAGTGGCGTCCCACTCGCATACAGCGCCTTGGATGTTCGACTTTACCCAATTCAGGATAAATTCACGCATATCATCTTCGCAATCAGACGGCGAGTGAAGCGCAAACAATGTTTTTAAAAGTTTCTTTGCCTCCATATTGGTGGATTTTAAATGTTTTGTGTGATTTTAATTCCGGATATGCGGCAGGCTTCCTCAAAGCAATCACCCCATAACAAATCGTCTGGATCGAATAATAAGTTACCTATCGAAGCGAACGAGTTGTCATTTACAAAAGACGTGGTGTAATAACATTCATTGAATCTCCAGCCGTCCCATTTCATAACAGATGAGACGTTTTCCACATTTTCATATCCCGAGGTGTCCTCACAACGCACCATGTTGTGTTGTGCCGCGTATCTTTCCTCTTCTTCTCGTCTGCAACTCTCGCAGCAATAATCTTCGCCTGTGAGTTTTGAATGATAACCATCTTTTGTAAGGAACGCGGCATCACATTTGTCGCAATAAGACACGTATGAATGGTGGTACCATGCATCGTCAATTTTTTCAAAGTCGTCAAGCTCTTGGTCAGAACAGGTTATCCATCTGCCATCATAATAAACATTAACCGTACAGTCGCGTGTGTACTCATGATGGTACTCGTCCCAATTTCTGTCGTCCTCAATTGTTCCGTCTGTACGCTGTAATGTGTGCGTGTATTCCGCATCCTTATGATTATAGGCAGTCTGACTATCATAGTCATAATATTTGAAGCTGTCCTGATAGCTGACATGTGTATAATCATAATCAATTTGGCATGATATGTGGAATCTTTTATCACGAAGGCTGTTGCCATTTATGTCAATGAAATTCCTTTCGTCGTGGCAGTCGGCACCCACGCGCTTGTATCCGTCAATAAGCCCCTCCTGTATAAGGGCATTGACGAGAGACACCTTTAATGTCTCATCGCCATTGCTCGAATACTGGCGCTCCGCAAGCCTCCATATCTTTCCATCCTGGTCGTAAGCCTCGTTGAATATCACACATCGTGCCACCATGTCACCATCTTTGTCCTCGAGCCATGCAGCTGTCGCAGCCACGCAATCGTAATAAAAATTATGGTAGCCGTCGTCCATCATACATGAACCGAAGTCCCCCTTGGCATCATCGGTGGAATAGATTCGTTCAAAATCCTTCAGTTCACCGCCATAGTGCAACTGATATCCCTTGGAGAACTGGGACGCATACGCAATCCAATCTCTCGCAAATTCCTCACACAGCCATGTGAGCACAGGGGATGGCATCATCTGACCCCACGAACATTCCAAAGCCACCTCCCGGAAGAATTTTCCGGCTTTCATTTTGAATGTCTGTTTCTTGCCGACATTATAATATCGCACGCTTCTCACATCGCCATCTTCACATACACCCATCCTGTCGTCTATATTGTATTTCTCGCTATATAAAGTGTAACCGCACAAGTCGAGTTTTGAACCGAAGCGTTCAAATCTGAGGCTTTGCAACGCCGCAAACTTGAGATTATCCATGTCTGCGATATTGATATAGTCGTAATTCCCAAACTTGTCCGCTAACTTCCATGCCATTTGAGATTTGGCGTAAGCGAGCAATATTTTCTTTTTCTTGTTTCCGGTGCCGTATTTCTCTTTGAATCCATCCACACCAATAAAGTTGTAATGTAACATATTTCCGTGATTTTTAATTGTTTACATAATTGGGTTCGCTTTGTCGCGACGTCAAAGTCGCTCCCGCCAAATTTAAGATGCCGCCACCGCCCGAACGTAGTTGTAGTTGCACTTAACGTAGCCGTCGCTGTACTTGATGCCGTTGTCAACGAGGCCATTGTTGAAATCGACGTTCCAAGCGCTGTAGCTGGAGTACTCAGTGGACGTTAAATACCAGCCATCCCTCAACGGCTCACCGCCGAGTTTTCTAAGCATGGCGTTTATTTGCTTTTTGAATGCGTACATGATCATGCCTTCTTCCTGTGAGAAAAGTCGCATGTTTATTTGTCTTGTCCATTCCATAGCATGATACCAATCCATGTCGGGGCCGTCATGAAGACTGATTTTTATGTCGAACTGGTCAACTTTGAGGCGTACGAATTTTTCACCCCACTCGTTTGTGAATACCGATAGTACCGGCACATTGTCCAAGTCCCTGACAGCAATGTCGTTGGTCTGTATTATTTCGGTCATATTGGCGAGCACGTCTGGGTATTCGGACAGAATGCCAGCCACCCCCGCCATGTCTTCTGCAGCCACTGTTTTGATAATATCAGTGCCGTGCATGACATTGTATGTATGCAGTGTTTTCATTGTATTAAGATGTTTGTGATTTTTATTTTTCTTCTATAATGGCTCCGGTGCCTTTCAGATGGAATATCTCGTAGTCGTAGTCCTGTTTGTCATCAAATGACATAAGGTCGCAGTAGTCGTATGGGGAATAACGCTCCATGAAGATTCTGATTTGCTCCATTTCTTTGTTGCTCACCTTGCCGTATGGATGGACGTGATAGCGTGGAAAATTCGGGCCTATATAGTCTCCTTCCCACCATTCAAGTGTCAAGACGTACTTATCCATAATCATTCACATTACCACATCAGCTGTTCAACATAATCCATTTCAAGTCCGTAGCCGAGGAGCAGGTCCTCCACGTCTTCGTATGCGCAGTCTTGATCCATTAGACCGTTGAACTCGTCTCTCAGACAGTCACATTCGTCCTGTCCTATAATGTCTTCAATATTGCTCATGGTTTTTGTTTTATTTGATGTTTTTGTCTATGTTGTCTTCTCCGATAATCTGATTCAGGTCTTCGCCCGAAACAAATACCAAGTCCGCGCATACAAGCACGACCAATATCACTCCTTCCCATTGGACGAGTTTTGAGTCAAGCAATGAGTCAATGGAGCAAAAGAATACCGATGCCACGATTATTGTGGCGAATACCAATACTTTTTTCATGATTATAAGTTTTTAGTGTTGTGATTCTATTATGTTTGCGAACGCCTCTTCCGAGAATAGCTTTGCACAAGGCACTTCCTGTCCCTCTGATTCGCGCCATGTGACTTTCACAAATCGCAAATGGGGGGGGGGTATTTTTCTTGCCGTGGATTGTGTATGTGCGCAATTCCTTCGCCACGTGTCCGCGCAATGCGAGGAACTTGTGCAGCCGCCTCTCGCTTAAGTCAGACAAAGGGCGCTCTTTTAGGATAAAATCCTTCCGTGAATCCGGAACTTTCTCTTTTTTCATGGCATCAGAATGATATCGCTCCGAGTTCCACGCAATCGAGATACTCGTCGGTCTCCGATATTACGTCGTACCATGTGTCGGGGTCGTCCTCGCTGATCATCTGCAGCAAAGCCGTTTCCGCGTTTTTCATTTCGAGCATCTGCATGTACTCGCTCTCTGATTTGCGCGTACCAGCATAGTATGCGCATAAGGCAGCCGTGATGACAGCTGCGATTGTCAAAAACAGTTTTTTCATGGTGTATTTCTCCTATTTTTTGATTTCATTTATTCTCTTTTTCAGGGCATGATGAGCCTTCATCATATTGCCGAAATTCACCGGCGACTTGCATCTGAACATGTAGAAGTCGAATTTGTCCAGAAACTCCTGAACAAGGCGCAGCGTGGCGCTGTCCACGTTGTTTTCCATAATGGTCGTTTTTAATGGTTTATACCTCGCGTATCGAGCGTATTGTCACGTCAGACGCTATCGTTTCATACAGTTTGTTCATGGCGTCGGCCTGGGTCTCCGCCCATACATCCTTGAACTCGCATTTTCTGTCACTGACAAGATATGCCGTGAATTTGTGCAATTTTCCCATATTGTGAAGTTTTTGTCGGTTTTCTCGCTTTGATGTTACATGCGGGCACGCAAGGAAAAGCGTCCGGAAACTGGCGTCCCGGACGCTTCAGTGCCGCCGGTCAGCGTTTGGGCACACTTATTCCGGCAACCGCATAAAACAGGCATTGTAAAACTGAGCATATTGAAAGGTTGTCTATGATTTGAGAAGCACCAGTATCTGGTCGGCTCTCAGCAGCTTGGGAAGGTCTGAGCGCTTGGGTCTCGCATCTTCGAAAATGCGCTCTGCCTCGCTCTTCCTCGCCCCGTACGCGGGTATAGCCCATGTCACAGGCTCGCGGTGTATAGGCACGAGCATGTTCCAGACCTGCTTCCAGTTGTCCCATGTCACCAGGACAAAGTCGTGGCCGTCATACCATATCATGTGGCCGTTTGAATACTTCAGGCGTGTCCCGATTATCTCCGCAAACATGCGGTTCCGTTTCCTTGGCTGCTGCATGATGTCCGTGTCTCCGAATACGTCGCGGCAGATGAAGAACGGCCTTTTGTCGCGCAGATATGCCTCCACGCACATGTCCGGGCATTCCAGTCCCAGTGCCCGCATGAACGGGTATTTCATCGTGTTTTTCATGATGTTTGTGTTTTTTATTTTGCATAGTTGTCCCGTGCGGTCTCGCTCCGCATCGTCCCGGGAATCAGTCCCGGCAGGACACAGTGCGCCCGTCTTCCGTCCGTTTTTTCAATCGTCCGGGCGCTCAGATCATGTGTGTTTGTGGGATTGTGCGGGCATACCTCGCCCGCGAGGGAAACCTCCCCCGAAAAATTCAGGGGGTCGCGCGTTACAATTCACTGCGTACGGGTACGCAGGCGCCGTGTGCGTACAAACAGCCCAGCCCTACAGGACCGGTGTCCTGTAGGGTGTCGGAGGGTTGTCGGTGTCGGTTGCTTTTACGCAGCCTTCAAAGTCTGTTTTTTAGTTTCTTTTTTGGTGTCTGTTTCTTTTGCCGTGTCACTGGCACCTTCTAACAAGGTGCGACGGCTCAAAAATTGATTTTCACGCACTGAAACCGCAGCCTCAAGTGCAAATTTTGCAAGTGTGTGAATTTGCGCCCTTCTTGTCTCGCTGTTAGCGTTCCATATTTCGGAAACCTTCGCAGCGTTCAAGCAAAGCAAAGATTTTAAGTTTTGATTTCTCACCTTCAAAAGCGGGGTAATTTTGCCTTCTGAATTGCTGAAACCTAAACAATAATTTTCTTTGAAACTTGCAATTAAACGCTTAACATTCGGAGCGTTGAAAATTTCGTTTGTAAGGGTGCCTTCTTCAGTTTCCAAAAACTTAAATTTGTTTTTGATTTCAGAAATAAGTGTTTCGTCACTTATTATTGAACTGATTGCAGCCTTCACAACTGGCAAAATTTCATTTTTATTGATTTTGCCTAATTCAACGTAAGTTGTTGAAATTTCGCCTTTAGCGTTCATTTTCTCGCAAAATACTACAGCGTTATTTGCTGAAATTGTCAATTCATTAGCTTTTGCGTTTTTCATTACTTTTGTTACCATAATTTTAAAATTTTGATTGTTATTAAATTGGGTTTATTGTTTCGTTGTACCAGGTACAACGTGTTATTATCAAAGTAATTTTTTTGTCGGTGGTGTGTGTCTATAAAACTGAGTGCAACCTTCTAAATAAGTAAGTACCAGACCCACGGCTTCAGAAACTGAAGTTTTGTTATTCAGCGTTTACACCCTGCAAACGTTTTACAAGTTAGTACGCACGCACTTATATATATAAGTTTTGCGCCGTCCTTGTGCCTGCGTTTTATACACCTTATCAATGAACTTTTGCAGCGGAGGAGGTCGCTGCGTCCCTTCGTTGCCGTCCTTAATTTCAAGCGGTCAACGATGCAAAAATACAACTTTTTTTAATTTGTCAAGTAAAATTTTTATTTATGTACTTTTTTAGGGGTGCAAAATGATATTTAAATAATTGATTATCAATATTTTAAAATGATTAAAAAATTTTTACAAAAATATTAAAATAGTATCAAAATAGGCACTAAAAATAAGATTTTACACCCTCAAAAACTATCAAAACACGTCAAAAAATACTCCAGTTTTAAGTATCAAAACACTTCAAAACGTCGAAACCCTCAATAAATACTGATATTTGCAAAGATTTTAAGTTTTTACAAAATTTTGATAAAAAAGCGTAACTCGCTGAAAATCAATAATTTTTATTTGTTGTTTTATCTGATACTTATTTTTGACTGTTTGCAGCCGTTCAAACTGGTACACCGAAACACACCACCAGCAAAACAAAATGAAATCTGTTTTGATATAATAATTATAATAAATAGTTTTTATTTTAATTTATAATATTATTATAATATATTATATTATTCTTATTAGTGTTTTATAAATTATTATATATTATAATTTGTTTATTATTATTTGCTATTTATAATTATATTATTATTTATTGATAGGCTGCGAAACCTTCAATATAAACGCAGCGACAAATTTTCAAAGCATCAGCAACCGACACGGCAAAAGCAAAGCAAAACAAAAGCGCAAAAATTTAGCCGTTTGAAAAATGATTTTATACTTAACTAATTGAAAATCAATAAGTTAAATAAACATTTAAAAAATTGCTGTTTCACTTTTATAATAAGTGAATAATAAAAAGCGTTGAAAATCAACGCTTTACAACAAAATTTTGAAAAATGGAGGGGAGGGTGCGTTGCTGGGTGCGGGGACCATTTGCATTGCCCGACCCCAAAATTTAAAGTTGTTTTTCGGAACCATCCAAACAACACTCTTTAGAGGGAATTTCAGATGCTTGTTGAATTTATTGTTTTTTTAACTGATCATTAAATAACGATGGTTGAGTTGGTGGTGGTCCAAATAAAAAAACTTTTTGCCGTGTATAAAAAACGTCAGAAACGAGTTTCCGTTTTCCGGCCCGGGGCGATTTTTTTTAAAAAACTTCTTTTTCTTTTTTCTTTTTCTTATGTTTATGCATATATAGCTATAAAATAGTATTAAGCTGATATATAATATATCTATATAGCTATATAATATATAAGCAAACTATAGAAGATTTAGAGTATAGAGTAATAAAGGGGTATAAGGGGGAAAAGAGAGGAAAGAGACTTTTTTTCAAAAAGCGAACTCTTCAATTATTTTCATATCATTGAATGTCAATTACTTATAAAAGGTTGTTATCGCCCGCCCCAAATGTCAAAAAAGGGTTAAAATACACGTAACTCATTGATACTCTCGATTTAGCAAGTACGCTAAATGGATTTTGCGCATTCGCTAAATGGAAAGAATATTGATTGTCAACAAGTTGCATTGATAATTTTTTGTAAGTTGTTGATACTCACGATTTAGCGTATTTGCGAAATGGGAAATGGGATGTTTTCAATCGTCAAACCTTATGGTGAAGTCCTCGCCGATGTCAACGAAGCGTATAGAGAAGTCTTCCCCAATGTCAACGAATTTCCATTCGCCGCATTCCGACGGAAACTCCCTCATCTTGACTTTAATGTCCTCTCCAATACCGACGACTCTCACCTTGAATGTCTCGCCGATGTCAACGACACGCACCCTGCCGTAGAGTTCAACCTCCTTGGCTCCGCCATTGTCATCGAACACAAACACGCAACGCGATTTGTCGATGTGTCCCTTTGGACCGCCCCCAAGCATCAGGGCGAAAATGATTATCATCAGTAGTCTCATGGCAGTGAAGTTTTATAATTGCGCAAAGATAAACAAAAATCAAATAAACTGGTCTATATATTCCTTGTCGATGAACGCTGGGCAGTGTTCGCCGCCAATTTTGTGCTTTGCGGGGATGATATTCCAAGGTCCGTCGGCTTCATGCAGCTCTGGTGTGTACCAAAGGCAGTGGTAGCGGTCGTAGCATCCTATACGGTCACACTCCCCACGTTGTTGTCTGGCGCTTATCATGCGGTATGTTTTTCCGTCAATGAACACCCCGTTGTCCGAAAAAACACCCTTCCATTGCTCGGGAACTGCGCCGATTCTTGTCAGAGAGCCGATCCTTACGGCTGTACGGCTGTACGGGATATAAATGAATGCAGGATTGTCGGGTAATATGGATATCCCCGCCTCGGCGCTCCTGTACAGAACGCCTTTGACGCAATACATGCCGTCGGTCAGACCTTTGTCCGCGAGGTGGCGCCAGTAGCTGCAGTCAGGACAGATGCCGTCCTCAGCGAGCTTGCTTCTCCTGTTCACAACCCTCGCGTACTCCTTTCCGCAGATTCCGCACCTCGGGCTGTTATAGCGATATTGAATCGAAGACGCTTTTGACTTCATCTTGTGTGATTCCTATGTAGGTTTTTGTAACTTGAAGCGACGAGTGGGAGAATATGCTATTCAAAAGCACGAGACTCTCTCCACTTCTGCCGCCTTTCTCATAGACGTATCTGCCGAATGTCTTGCGGAACGTGTGCGACGAGAAGTTGCCGATGTCGAGATAGTAGCGCTCCTTGAATTTGTGAAGCTCCTGGTTTATCTGCTGCTTCACCAAAGGCATCCCCGACTTTCTCACGAATATGAGTCCGTTCACATCCGGCATACCACTCAGACCGTATAGTTCTGAAAGACGTTTCTGCACCGAAGCGTTGAAAGTTATGCGCCTCGCTTTGCCGGTCTTCTGTTCTATCACCACGTATTCTGGCTGAAGGACATCTTTCCACCGCATCTTCAAAATGTCAGAAATGCGGCACGCCGTGCAGAAACCGAGCACTGCGTAAGTCTCAAACATGTACTCCTTGTCTTTCCTCAGACACTTCAGAAGCCTCTGATACTCGCTGTAATCCAGATAGTCAGCTGTGGTAAGCAATCCTTTTTTTGCCATAGTTTTCGTTTTTTATATATAATACAAAAATACAAAATTTGGAGATACAAAGGGTTGAAAATCAATGGTCTTGTGGCTGCTATTGCTGTAACCTCATGATTTTCAGCATGTTCGACCATATCGTTGACATCAACGATATGGCTGCCTGATTTGCTTATGTGACTTAAGTATATGAATTTCAATGTGTTAAGAAAATAGCAGACCATAAGTGGTCCGCAAGCGATTGGCAGTATCGTGATTATTCATATTTTTGCAGTCGGAAAATAATTGATAATACAAGTTGCAGAACTTTATCTCTGGCAAGGTGTATAATATAGTTTGTAAAGAGCACAGCCTTCCGGAGTTTCCCGAAATGCTCTTCGGGGTGTCAAATGACAACGGCCTGGTGTATTTCAACGCATCGGCATATCTTAAGTCCAAAGGTCAAGACCTGAAACTGACCAAATTCTTCTCCGATTACAAGGCGCCGATTGAGGCGCTCCAAGAAGCCTATACCATTAAAGACGACGAGGTGTGCAGGCTCAACCAAGACGGGGATTTTACAATTGAAGTGGATTTTCTCTACCTTTTCATCTGTTTTACCGACCACCAGTTCATGGGTCACATCAACGAGAGGATAAACGATTTGTTCTCTATGGGTTTTGCGGTCTCGGACACATACCTTTACCGCTCCTGTTGCGACAGGTTCCCATCCGATGTGATAGCTCGTATGGCAAATGGAAAGGACCGTAAGCAAAACGCCTAAAAGAGTGGCTTTGTTCAGCCCTGCCAAGAAACTTGTGGCCATAGTCAGCTCCATGACTATGGCGGCAAGCATCCTGGGTGTCTCGACACCTTCTGTGATGTATGCCTGCAACGGGACGTCAGTTGCCTGCCAAGGATGGTATCTGAGGCTTGTCAACAACATCGCTTTTGATTTGCCGGATGATCTCGGGATCGTCACACTTGATGAGTTCGACAGATTGAACAACATAGACCGTCCTGCATACAGCCCGAGGAAAATGAGAAAGGAACGCAAAACAACAGAGGGATGCGCAGCGGCTTGAACATAGTCGAATCGGCTTCAGCTCTCCTGAAATGGGCAGAATCATCCGGTGCCAGCGGTGACACAAGTTTTGTACTTGTTCCGTTATTGGACGGCAGGTCGGAAGAGTCATGCGACGTGAAGGGAGCGGCTTATATCATTGACGACAGCATCGTTATAAACGGGCTGGTCACACAGCCTCAATGTGAGGGTGTTGCCACTCGCGAAGTGCTTAGGCACATGCAGTCTCTGTACAGAAGTTTTACAGAGATTTACAACTCTCTATGTATTGCCAACAAACAGCAAAAGATCGCCATCGTTGGCGGAATAGAATTGTTTTCGGAGAAATTCCTTCTCAACACATTCACCAAGTGGTATCGCAAATACCGTGTAAAAGGGATTGCGATCGTAGCCGACGATGTTGACAGATGGAAGCAGTTTGACATCATGGGCGGGCATATTGCGGCATATATCAATGATGATTTCAAGACAGCCGATTTGTTCAAGGTCGCCCGTATCGAGCTCTCATGCAATGACAAAGGACAGCTGAAGCCAAGCGTGTATGTCGATGTGAACAAAGAATCACATCTGTGCACAATCCCCGAAAACAATATTGGCGCATTGGTTAAAAGGCATATTTCACATGGCGCCACATTGCTCATGTCAAGGAGATTCGGCTCATGGAAATACCTTTGCACAATGTGCGAAAGCATTGGTGGCGATAATGTTCTGTTGGACAGCACCTCAAAGTGTCCTTTTTGCGGAAGTCCGACAGTTTGGGACGGCAGCATGTCGGAATTGTCGTGTTCCAACGAAGATTGCACCGAGAGACAGAAGGCAATGTCGGTTCGTTTCTTTACAGCATTTGGCATGAGTCGTGAAGACATTACAATACTGGTAGATGCCGGATTTTACAGGATAGAATCCATTTTAGGCATGAGTCATGATGAAATTTCCGCTTTATTTGGCGAACATGCCGAAACGATTTCAAGTATGATTTATGAAATCAGGACAAATCCGGGTATCTTCCAAATGATAGAAGCGTCAGGCTGTTTCGACAATATTGATAAGACCAGACTGGGAGCGATTATAGGCTCTTTCGATGATGCCACCATGAACGACTTTTGCAAAGGATGGTATAACCCCATATTTGACCCGAACTCACTCTACGGCGGAAAGGCATCAAGGGTCATGTACGACTTTGCTATGGATGTCAAGGCGTTCCACGAATTCGCCGAACGCTACAATCTCCCAATCATGCCACCAAGACCTTTTGCAGATGATTGGAAAGGAAAGTTTGCCGGTCAAACAATAGCCTTCTGTGGCTTAAACCTTTCCATGTACAAGACCATAACACGCATGGTGCGTGCGGAAAAAGGGAAGATTGTCGCATCGGTCACAAAAAAAACGTCCATGCTTGTCGTCAACAAGCCCCAAACAAGGTCTCAAAAAATGATAGACGCGAGACACTTTCTTGTCCCGATAGTTCAGTTGGACAAATTCATCATCAATTTGAGATATAAGAAACATTACGAAAAACATATAACAACAAAAAATAACACAACAGACAATGAAAACGTACATAGGGATTGATCCAGGCAGTAAGGGGTTTATTACAATCCGCCACGAAGACGGACAGTATGAATTTATCCCACTTGAAAACTGCGACATACATGCAATTTCGCTGAAACTTGCAATGTTACAGGCTTCTCATGACACTTTTGCCATAATGGAGGAAGTTCACGCCATTTTTGGCTCTTCCGCCAAGGCGACATTTGCATTTGGCGAAATAAACGGCCTATTGAAGGGATTATTGATAGCTACAGGCATTCCTTATCAGCTTGTCCAGCCAAAGACATGGCAGAAAGAAATATGGATAAACCAAGACATGGTCATTGACTACAAAAAAGTTATAGTCAAAGGCGTGGAACAGACAAGAAAAGAGGTCAACACCAAGCAAACGTCATTCAATGCAGCAAAGCGGCTTTTCCCGAGTATAGACCTTCGCAGGAGTGAGCGTTGCAGAAATTATGATGACAATAAAGTGGACAGTATTTTGATCTGCGAGTACGCCAGACGAAAGAATTTGTAATCATCATAACTTTAATCATGACAAAAAGGCCAATTATAAACCCAAGAGAGGTTAAGTCGGGGCAAAGATGCTGGCTATATGAAACAAGAGCGGATCGTGACTTATGTTATGCCCATATACTGCATGTATTGCCCCATCCTGAAAACCCGGACGACAAACTGATTGTGTTCCGATGGTTTGGAATACACAAAAGATGGTGGTGGTATGGTGTCACCAGCATGTCGTATCAGGAGCTTTATCTTGATCTGACCACAAGAAAAGTCAAAAAGATTTACGAAAATGAACAATAATTACAGAGACTACATCCTCACCAAGATTGATGAAATACACAGGTCAAAGATTGGCGTTGTCGAACCGACCCATGTCACATTAAATGAGCTTTCCAATGCCATACACAAAGACTTGCGGAATGAACTCAATGAGTTGTTTAAAGAAGGCAAGATCAAAGTCGGCGATACCGTAAACGGCAAATACATCGTAAACACCGGATGGAATGAAAAAGTATAAAACACAGGTTCCAATTATTGGGAAAAGCAAGATATTCATGCGCCGCGACTTGGAAAATCTTGACACAAGGCTTCATGAATCAGCCTTATCAGCTGATGAATATGGCACAGAAGACCGCTCTCCCAAAGCAGATTTTGGTCAAAAATAAAAACATTTCCTCGCCGCTGCTTCTATTCTTTTAAAAAAAAATCCTCAAATGAACGTCGATACAGCGGATAAAGAAAAAATGAATTTGGACCTTCTTGAAGCCATATTCAGGACTTCAAAGAAGACTATACAAGAATATGTTTTCGAGTTGGAGAGATACAACCGCTTCAAGTCAGTCCAGCACTCACTTGGCACAAGCGGCTGTGTTATGGATGACAGGGGTCGTCTCATGGACTTGTACGACGCCTGCATCCAGCAAGATGCGCATCTTGCTGGCGTTCAGGAAACACTCGAATCCCAGATTATCGGCGAGCGTTATATGCTTGCAAGACTGAATGAGAAGGGCAAATATATCAAAGACGTTGAGGAAACAAAAAAAATCCAAGGCTCGCAGTTTGACAAGTTGATTCGCGGCATTGTGGAATCAAAGATGTACGGATATACAGGCATAGAAATACTGCCAGACATCGACCCGTTGACCCAAAAACTCAAGACAATCAACATAATTGAGAGAAGGAATATCCTACCTGACCAGCGCCGAATTGTCAAGCGTCAGGGGGTCTGGCTCCCGGGCTGGGATTTTGATGACGATCAATACAAAGACTACTATGTGCTTGTAAATAGCGGCACTTTGGGGCTTTATTCTGCCACGACACCGTTAATTCTTGCCAAGAAATTCACCTTGGCTAACTATGTGAATTTCTCCCACACATACGGTCAGCCGATTATTCATGGCAAGACTGTTTCGGAACTGACCTCGGACCGTAAGAAGCTCGCAAACGACATTGCCTCGGCTGCCCAAAACAAGGTTATCGTTACGGGTACTGGTGATGAAATTGAAATCAAGGCGTTCACCATGTCTAATTCCGAGAAGATCTTCACTGGCCTCATGGAATCTGTTGACCGCGATGTCTCGAACCTTATTCTCGGTTCTGAATCAATGGCAGGTGCCACAATGTCATACGTCGGTGCTACAAAGGCCCACCAAGATGTATTCCGTGATCGCGTTGAATCTTATCGCCGTTATATCGAGAACGTCATGAACGAGGAGATTATTCCACGTCTCGTAAAGATGAAATACATCAAGTCGGGACTGGAGTTCAAGTACGCCAAACGTCTTGAAATGAGCGACCAGGACCAGATTCAGCTCTATGATTTTATTACCGACAAATACGAGGTCTCGGCGGACGAGATTGAGAAAACCTTTGGTGTCACAGTTGGCAAGCAATTTAACACTCAGGGAAATGGTTTTATCGGCGGTGACGACCCCGATGGCTCCCATCGGATGTCGGATGAGGAATATTACAAGAGATACGGACACCGGCGTGGTGAAACGGTAAATTTTTACCAAAGGAGACGGTGACGGCGCACAGTCTCCAAGTCAAAGCAGAAAAAGACATAGAGCCGGAAGACGAGGATAAGACATACGCCGCAATGCTTGTGATTTTTGAGGATTTTATCAATGGCATTGGCGAAATTGGGACCATCGACGAGCTTCTCGAAGAATTGGCTTATGTGAGAGCAAAGGCTGGATTGGAGGCCGCTGCAAGCGGCTTCAACACAGATGTCGAGGCAATTATTGATTTGCTAAATCAAGCTCCAGAGGATTTAAGTGATGAGTTGAAAAAGCGCAGGGATGTCTTGCTTGCAGCTTTTGAAAACATTATTGATTTCGCAGTTGCAGAGGAGTATCAGATGCTTGAAGACATCACAGATGAATTGGATGGTGAACTTGAATTTGGCGAGGAATTGGAAGACGAAGAATGGGATGACCTGTTTGCAATTTTCGAGAGATACAACCTCACATACCGCGATGTTGAAGATGGCGACATAGAGCACGCATTGGTGATGGCTTTGGGGTTATATCTTCTCTCGGACAAGACAATGCTGACATACAGGACACAACTCGATGACAGAGTGCGTCCGTGGCATTTGGTATATGAGGGCTTTTCTGCTCCAAAATCAGCGTTCCCTGAGTGGCTTATACCACCGATCGAACATGGTTGCCGTTGCTTCATCGAGGAAACAGCTTTGGCGGAAGGTCTTTTGGTTGTGAAGGCTGTGGCAAAAACGCCGCAGATGCCTGAATGGTTCAACAGGACATTCAAAGAGAGCGTAGCCAACGGTGGCCGCATTTTTTCCGACGAGCATCCTTATTTCACTATCAAAGAAGAAGATGCGGAAAGACTCAATGACATGTCCACAAGGATAAAAGAAAGGTATCTCGGCAATGGCTAAGAATATCACACCTGCACAACTGTTGTTCCAATGGACCATTCTGAAGTATAAGTTCCATGTCAACATGTGGGACTTTGAAGTTGAGGCTGGTAAAGCTGCAGAGAAAGTATTCAAAGATTCTTTCACCTTGGGCCGATTTAATTCCAATGGCAGTACGGCGTGGCCGCCGAGGAAAAACCCGAAGGCATCCCATCCGATATTGTACGAGACAAGGACATTGCAGAGATCAATTACAAACTGGCCCGACAGAAGAAAAAAACAGATTCGCATATACACAGACCCGACAAGGTTCGGCACAGCGGCGCGGCACGCCGGATTTTGCTATGCGGCAGTACATAATGCTCCCGATGGCGCTGGTTTCAGAAGAGGCAAAGCCGCAAACATTGCGCAAAGACAGTTTATCGGTCATTCGACAGTGTTGCGCGATGAATTGAAAAGACTCGAACCCATGTTGTTTGCCGGATTTCCGGGTGTTACGAAATAATAAAAACAAGACGCAATGATAGTAGATAAAACACCGAAACAGACGAATACCGCTGTAGTGACAGAAGACGAGGAGGTTCAAATCAGTCCTCTAACCGCCGCATATAATGCAGTGAGAGAGATATTGGAGACTATTAGGGAAGACGAGAATGACCCCGACAGCCCTCCGTATTTCAAAACCATAAAATTGGACAACGGACAGCTGAGCAGAATCAAAAACAGCAAACGTAATTTGGAATATTCGGTTGTGTTTCCAGCTGTTTTTATCCACTTCATTGATGTCTATTTCAATGTCGGCCAGTCAAACATCGCCGAAGGAAAGGGTATTATGCGCATACATTACGTGCTCAACAGGCTTAACAACAGTGACGATGTTGTTGAAGCAGAAATGTTGGAAATGTTCGCAAGAATCAATGCCGCCATTCAAGACAACAAGGGTAAATATTCGGCATTGTCAAGGCGGTTCCAGCTGGCATATTGGGACCAGCCATTGTCTTACGACGACGGCTTGCAGATGTGTTGGATAAACTATGAAATATGGTTTAACGATTATACAGCATACAGGGAAAGAAACTATGTAGAACGATATATCGTGTTTCCTCCGTTCACAAATCACAGCGACCAGGACGAAGAAAACAGAAACGGACACGAAGACCACAAAGATACAACTTACGACGATGTTTCTGGTTTTGTTACACCGGATTAAAATCACAAAAACAAACTTTTTTTAATCCATCTCTCTATTTGCTAAAAAAACGACTGTAGATGGATATAACTAATTTGAAACATATTGTTGGCGCTTACGAACAGGGTAAGCCGGCAGTTATCCGTTTCTTCGGCCCGGTGGACTACTGGGAATGCAATAGTTTCAACGAAGAGTTTTTATGGTTGCAGGAATATGTGAAGCCGTCAAAGATTATCGTCACCATCAATTCAGAGGGCGGCTCGGTGATTTACGGCATGAGCACATTTTCTCTCATAAACAGCTGTCCAATTGAGACAGAGTGCGTGATAGAAGGCATTGCCGCTTCTATGGGTTCGGTCATCTGGGCGGCTGGAAAGCGCTTGTACATGCACGACTATTCCGTGCTTATGATCCACAATCCATTCATTGAGAACGCCAGTGACGACGAAGAGACGAAGCGCTCTATTGAGGTTTTTCGCAAACAGATTGAAACTGTTTATGTGAAACGCTTTGGACTGAGCGAAGAGCAGGTTCAGAAAATCATGGATGGCGAAGAGAATCTTGACGGAACATTCTTTACAGCCACGGAAGCCGTTGATGCTGGTATCATTCCTTCAAACCACATCATAGAGACAGAGAAGGCCGTGACGGACAGCATCGGCGATGTGCTTGCAGAGGTCAAGAAAGGTCAAGCCGATTTGAAGGTACGCGAAATATTCTCAGGTATCGCCGCCAAAATCAGCAATGAAAAACTTATTGAGAAACTCGACACTATTCACAATAGTAAAACATCACAATTAAATAAAAATCAACAGCTAATGACAGAGAAAGATTTCAACGAAATCGTGGCATTGCTCGGAATCCAGGGCGAAGCCACCCCTCTTGCTGTTTCGTCAAAGATCAGTGAACTTATCAAGGCCAAGAGTGATTTGACCGCTTTGCAGGCAAAGTATTCAGACCTCGAGATTAAGTTCGCCGGTAAGGAGACCGAAGTCAGCAATTTGCAGACCAAACTCGGCGAAGTTGAAGCAGCCTTGAACAAATACAAGGATGCAGAAGCAGCCGCACTCAAAGCTGAAATTGAAGCCGTTGTTGACAAAGCAATTGCCGACGGTAAGATTAAAGCAGAAGCCAAAGAATCATGGATTCAGATGGCTAACACCAATTTCGACACGGTCAAGAACACACTTTCTTCTATTGAAGGCCGTAAGGTTCTCACAGAAGAGATTGCTGGAGACCTCGAGAATCAGAAAAACGCGCAGAAAGTCCTTTCAGAGGCCGAAGAGAAAGTTCAGGCCGCAGTAACAAAGGTAGTCGGCGACGACTTTAAGTTTAACAAGTTGTAAACAATAAAAATCGTATAAATAATGGCTACTATCAATTATGCAGGCAACACTTACGCTGGTGAAGTCTATGAAGACTTACTTGCGTATGCCGCACATGGCAACGATACCTACAAAGAGGGTTTGATCCACATTGTTCCTGGTATCCAGAAAAAGAAGGTTCTTCCTCACATCACGCTTGGTCAGGTCATTCAGGACAATCAGGCGACTCCTACCTCATCCCACGGTGGTAATTCGAGCGGCGATTTCAACCAGTATAAACTTTCGGAGCGCTACCTTGAACCGGGTGATTTCATGATCTACCTCGAGTTCAATCCACGCGATTTCGAGGACTATTGGAGAGAGTTCCAACCAGAAGGCAAGCTCATCTTCCGTCAGCTTGACCCGAAAGTTCAGGCAACCATGCTTCGCCTTTTGCTTGACCGCAAGGATCAGTATATAGGCGACGCCATCTGGTGCTCACGCAAGGGCGGCATTAGTTCAGCCTACGTCTCTGACAGCACCGAGAACGTCGTCCTTGGCGGTTCATCTGACGCAGGTCCGATGAAGTACTTCGACGGTGCCGTGATGCGTGTTATCAACAACATGCTCTCACACCACGCCGCAGATCCGTCAGACGATGAGAAGAACGAGAATGCTTCTGGTAAGTTCGTCATCGCTGGTAACACAGCCCTCGAAACTGGCGCACAGGTCGAGGCCGCATTGAAGGCGATGCACAAGGCTTGTCCGAAGAATATCCGCAAGAGCCGCAACCTCGTCTATGTGATGGGTTACGAGGCTTGGGACCTCTATGACGCATATCTCACAGCAAAGGATGTGAAATACACCGAGAATGCTGACGAGAACAAGATGCGTTACAAAGGTCACGACATCAAAGTCATCAACGGTATTCCCGAGAACACCATCTTCCTCGGAAGATTTACCAAAGACGAGAACTCGAATCTTTGGATGGGTGTTGACTACGCAACTGACGAAGAGTCGGTTAAGGTCGAACCGTTGCAGGCCAACTCGGAGTTGTACTTCTTCCAGATGCGTCTGAAGATGGACGTCAACTTCGTGCTTCCTTCAGAAGTTGTGGTCTGGACAACCTATCACAAGAATATCCTTGCATTGTCAGCATCGACAGCTTCAATTGCCAAGGGTGCAAGTACAACAGTGTCAGTCTCCGAGTCATGGGGTGACTGCGAAGTCAAATCAAGCGATACGACCAACAAGGTGACAGCCTCTATCTCGGACGGCACAATCACCATTGCCGCCGCCGCTGATGCTTCTGCTGGCAGCTACACCGTGACGGTGACAGACGCCTATGGCGACGAGAAAACCATCGCTGTAACAGTGACAGGTGAGTAATCAACAAAACGAGCATAAAGGGAGTGGGTAACACCACTCCCCGAAAACTCAAAAAACACAAAAATATGGCTAACAACAAAAAAACAGATAAAAAACCGGCAAAGCAGCAAGTGCAGGAAGCTGAAAAGGAGACAAAGACACCACAAACAACCGAAACCCCGAAAGAGGAAGTGGAAAAGGTGGACAACTCTCCGGAACAGCGCGAAACACCAGCTGCAGAGCAGGAGCAAGTGCAGGAAGCTGAAAAGGAGCAGGTAATCCCTGCATACGCCTTGGAGGTTCTTGCCCTCTATCCGAAAATGGAGTGGCTATATGTGGGCAAGGGCGGCAGAACCTATCGCAACGGCACACCGGAAAGCGTAAGAGGCAATGCGGTCCTTTACAAGAATCCGTATTTCAAGAATAATTAAAAAAAGAACAATCAATGGCATTAGGCGGAGTATTCATGAACGACACTGACGGCAACATCGGAACCGAGGTTTCGAGCAGAGCCGAAAAAGTGTGCGGTCTCTTATTCGACATTTCCGGCCAGACGAACTTCTGGAGTTCAGGCTATCCGGCAACGGTGGCGAGTACTTTCCAGAATACGGTGGTCGAGCTTAATTCTTTGCAGGACGCCATCGACGCCGGTATCAAGCCTTACGATGCCGAAACCGACGCGACAAGCAACTTCCTGCACGGAATTCCTTATTACCATATCAAGCACTTCTTTGATGTGGCTGGGGGCAGCGGCAGACTGTTTGTCATGTTTGCAGATTGCTCAACAACATTCAATGCCATCATCGACATGCAGAGAGCCGCATCGGGTCTCATCAGCCAGTTCGGTGTATGGACAGAACAGTATCTGTGGTCACATATCGACACTTCGGCGACACAATATGCCGTCCGTCTCGTTGGCGACCTCAATCCTATCGCTCAGTCGTTGGCAAACGACTACAACGCACCTTGCGTTATTTTGCTCAATGCAAACAGTGCAAAGGTTCTTGGAGCCACAACGACAGAGACACAGTACAGCTATGACGCGGTTGCCGAACCATCAGGCAATCCTGCCGAGCAGCACTGGTACAAGTCAGATGGCAATGGCGGATATACCGAGGCATCAGAGACATCTGTTGTTGCCGAGACTACATATTACACACGTACCGGCACTGATGTCACAAGCACGGCTATCTACACAACCGTTGACATTGCCAAGATTCCGACCTGTATCGTTGGCAAACGCTATGTGTCGGTATTGCTTGGGCAAGGTGTTGACAACGAGGTATCAACCATGCAGTGTGCGCTCGAGTCAAAAACTCCTGTCGGCAACATTGGAGCGGCATTGGGCATCCTCTCTATCGCTTCTGTCTCAGAGTCAATTGGCTGGGTACAGTACTACGATGTGGTGAGCCAGTTCCCGGGCGTAGAGTTCGGTTTTGGCGACGCAACCCTGACATCAGGCAAGCTCACCAACCCGACAAGCTACACATCGCTCAGTCAGTCTCAGATTGACACTATCGACGACAAGGGATATATCTTCCTTTGCACATACTCCGATTACGAGGGTCATGTGTTCTTCAACGACGATGGAACTTGTTCCGACGGCGACTATCGCACCATTGCGAGAAACCGTGTAATCAACAAGTCTCGCCGTCTTGTAAGAAAGGCGTTGTTGCCGTTTGTAAACGCTCCTATCAAGGTGGATCCGAGTTCTGGCGCACTATCGTCTGCTCAGATCACAATCTTCAGTAAGATTATCACCGATGCTTTGAATCTCATGGTTCAGGCAGAAGAAGCCAGCGGCATAGGACAGGTAAACATCCCTGCAAGTCAAAACATTTTAAAGAACGACAAACTGAACTTCAGCTACACACTCGTTCCAATCGGCACGTCGAAAGCTATCGAGGTAAGCGAGGGTTTGGTTCTAAAACAGTAAGACAATGGCAGCAGCAGACCCAGTAAGAGTAAACAACATCGCATATAACTGGACTATGATTCAGTTGATAAGCCCCGAGCTTGCAGGAGCTAATAGTGGTGGAAACCCGACAATCTTACAAGGAGTTTCCGCTATTAAATGGAACAAAAAACGCGAAGTTAAACCAAATTATGGTTTAAACGGCAAGCAGGTTAGCCGTGGACTCGGAAACGAGGTGTGTACAGCAAGTATCACTATGGACTATGCCACACAGAAACTTTTGCGTGCAGGCGTTAAATCTTTAATGGAAATTGGGTCATTCGACCTCGTTATCAATTTTGCAGACCCCATAAACCAAAGCGAAAATGCTCAGGATTATGTGCCGGGAGACGCAACCAACCCTTCGGCGTGGACTTCTGAAAAAGTAACTTTAAAAGGCTGCTTCTTCAATGAGGATGGTTTTGAGTCGCAAAATGACGATGACAACATCACCAAAGAGTTTGACCTGAATCCATTTGACATTGAGATTTCCGTATAATTCATCGTGCGACATCTTATGATTAACACATAGCGGGCTTAGTCCCGCTTTTTTATTTCTATTTTTCAAACCCGACATAATGTTGGGTTCTATTTAAATATGTAAACAACTCTAAATAAGTAGTATTATGAATGAAGAAGTAAACATCAAAGGACTCTCACCAGAGAAAATCAAGGAAATCGAAGAAAAAGTTGAGACATTAAAGCCTCAGCATCCAAAATCACGTATTTTCCCAATTGCTGTAGAGGGCGATCCTTCATACGACGACAAAGAAGTGTATGTGGGTTATTTCAAGCAGCCATCATTTGTTGATTTCAGCAAATATCTGGCAGCTTCACAGAAAGACCAAGTTGTGGCTATGCGCGTTTTGGCCAAGGATTGTTTCCTTGACGGAGACAAGGAACTCGTTGACAACGATTCGTTGTTCCTGTTCGGTCTCATGGGACAGCTCTCTGAAATCATCAAGATTCGTCAGGGGCGCCTCGTAAATTTATCGAAGAGCGGAAAGTAGGTGACAAAGATTATTTCCGGCAAAGGGTAATACTTGTACGTCATTACTTTCCGGGTGTCAGAATTGAAGAGCTTGACGATGAGAGTTTTGCCGAGCTTTCGGGCGATGCCGAATGGTTGCATGGGCAGGTCATACAAATGTCGCAGGCGGGGATGATGTCCGCGGCTCTTGGGCAGGCAGGCAATAAAGGCTAAACCAATCTTAAATGCTACTGGGGTGTCCTCGGTGGCATTTTTTATTCTCCAGTACAAACGAAACAGGATGGGAAACACTATTCTTTTTAAAAAACGACTGTTGCAATGGATGATTCATTAGGCGGCGAAACATATAAAGTTAATTATGTTATAAACCTGCAGAATCAAGCTTCTGCTGGAATAGACAGTTTTGTAACCTCGGTAAAAAAACTCACAACCGTAGGCGAACAACTGAACACCTTCTCCAACACATTCAACAAGATCGCCACGGGGTTCAGAAAGCCGGTGACTTTGAAGGTAAACATCGACAACACGATGAAAAAGCTCAACAGAGTTGAAAGTGCGCTGAAAAGAATAAACAGTCTGGCAGGAGTTAAGACCAATGTGGGGACAGGCAAAGGTGCCAGTACCCAAACACCTCGTGCAACTGGCGGCGGTAGCGGCAGGGTCGCATCAGTCGGCAGGAATAGAGGAATAATACCAAGCAATATAGGATATCGTGTCCTTGGTCCATCAATGCTTGATAGTGGTGGTATAGGTGTACTTGATATGTTCAAGGGCATGGGTGTTATGTATGGTATATCGGCTCTTGGTTCTGCTGCTCGTGAAATAGTTAGCCAGTCTGTTGATTATCAAAATGTTATGCAGACTGCCAAGAACATCCTTAAAACTAATTATAAAGGTGGTGGTTTTAATGCTGCGTTTTCTGGCATGGAGCATATTGCCAGAGAGATTGGCGTCGAAACAAAATATACGGCGGTTGAAGTGGCTGATATGGTCAAATTTCTTGCTATGGCAGGTCTTGACATAAATGCCATTAACAACAGCGCACGCCCTATTGCAGATATAGCTCTTATTGGCGACTCAGATCTTGGCCAAACCGCTGATGTTATGACCAATATCATGACAGCTTATGGTATCGGTTCTGATAAAATGCGCAATACAGCCGATGTGATGACAAGAACATTCACC